CGCGCTCGGCCTTCGTGGCCTCCAAGGCGGCGCGGGCTCTATCTCCCCGATCCGTGCGCCACAAGCTGCCCATGGGAGTCACATCCCCAGTTGGCAACCGAACGGCATCTGGAGCTCCCGGCCTGCCGTCCCTGTAGTGGTCCCGATCTGCATACCACTCCAGCGCCTTCCCGCACTGCGCCAGCTCGGCCTCTAGATCCTCGATGAACTTATGAGCTCCCTCGCGCTCGGCCTCTAGGGCGTTGATAGCCATCCCCACCACCTGCTCAAGTGGATGCCTATCTAACTGGTCACCAAAACCACCGCGTGCGAGGTGACGCCGAATCACCTCGTTGGGATCGTCCCCGTCCGTGCGCTCGGCCTGTATTCGCGCGATCTCGTGGCTCTGTGCTTCAGCGTCCATCACTCGGCCCCCAGCGTCTCCCGTTGCGCGCTCGCGCTCTGTGATAAGCCCCCCGGCCATCGACCACGTCACCGGGCAGGTTAGGTGCAGTACGCGGCTGGTCACGGTGCGCACGAGGGCCTCGCCGCTGACAATCTCCAGACCACAATTGGCGCAAATCACTCTCCCACCCCCGTCCCCGCGCTCGGCCTTCGTGGCCTCCAAGGCGGCGCGGAACGCCAAGCACGCCTCTACCATCTTGGAGTTCAGCTCGCACACTTGGTCATGGTCGTAGTTGCTTGGGTTCAACTCGGGGGCGTCCTCTAGAATCTGATATGCCTCCCGGCACTGCGCCAGCTCGGCCTCTAGGGCTTCGGCGCGGCGATAGTTCCTGTTCTGCCCCTCGCAGAACTTTGCGGCGTCACCCTGTAGCGTGGATATCACTTCCTTCATCCGCTCCACCTCGGCCCTCGCCTCGGCATGGAGTGCGCACATCGGACACTGCACTTCAATGTAGAGCGGGTAGCAATTGGGATCACGAATGTTCCCGGTTCCGTCACACCCCGGGTATTTACACTCTTTCCATTTCAATCTTTTCGTCATCGCTAATTTCATCATTCACCACCTTCCGTCAGTATCCAGTATGCCACATGCCGTATGTAGCAGTCGGCCTGGCTCATGGTTTCAGCGTCCATCACGTGACCCCCACCAACACGTAGCTGATCGCCGAGGACGCCACCGCCGTGACGATCACGTACGCGGAGGCGCGCCATCGGTAATCATCCAGGTCGAGGCCCAGCGCCTCGGCCCTGGCGAGCATGTCTTCGAATGTCTCAGTCATTGTACAAAACGGTTGTGTGGCTCTTTCGGTGACACTGAACGCACGGCAGATCTTTGCTCATTTCTCCCTCACTTTCGCTTGCTGGACGCAACATAAGAACGACTACCGGACAGCCGTCCAGTCATCCAGCACCCGGTCAGCCCAGTCTCCGACCAAGAATGCCAGGCCTAGGAAGCACATCCCGAGGAATACTGCGGCCAAGACCGGGCCGCGCCAAAGCCATCGGACATATTTCATTGGCCAACTCCCGTCAAGGCCTGCGCTCGCTGCAGCCAGCAGGGATACTCAGCGTCCCCGGGCTCGTTGCGAGCCAGGCCGGCAAGCACTTCGCGCAGCTCCTTGACTTCCCGCTGCAAGGAGGCAAGTCCGGCCTCTCTACTCCAGTTGTGGCGCTCGATGCTCTCGGCTGCGGAGGCGGCCACGGCCGAGACTTGGACGAGCTCTTCATGGCACTGAAGGAAGTCGCCCTCGAGGATCGCCTTGGCCGCCTCCCCAAACTCCTCGGCCAGGATCGTCAGCCACCAAGACGGATGATGATCCTGCCGGCCCCACTCCTTAACTTGCCGCTCGCGCTCGGCCTGGACGTTTGCAAGTATGCCGTTCATGCTCGCTTCCTTTCGTAGAAAAGGCACTCCCTGGTCTTGGGGAGCCAACCCTTACCCTTGCGCCACTCGAACCGCCAGCCCCGGCGGTAGTACTGGCCGATGGACAGGGCCCACGGCCCCACGTGAATCAGCAACAGGCATCCGTAAGCCTGGACTGACTTCATTCCCCTTCTGAACTTCAGACAGAACGCCGGCTCCTGCGCTTGCGGCATGGATGCCTCCTATTCTTGTTCGCGTAGAATGCTGACCCGGCGGCCGTGGAGCCCACAGCCTCCCGGATCATCCCCATTGCTTCGTTGGCTACCTGGCAAATGCGACTCTCGGTGAGGCCCAGGCTGTCCCCGATCTCCGCCATCGTTTTGTGCTCAAAGAAGTACTGACGGATAATCTCGCGGTGTTTGCCGAACACCTTCCGCATGGCAATGCTGGCCAGCTCGCGGTGCTCGGCGCATTCGCTGGCTGCGGGCCCGGCGGCCTCCAGCAGCTCGCGAACAGTCAGGTCATCCTTGACCGGGCAATCCAAGGGAACCTGCCGGACCTTGGCCTGCGTGCCCGCCTTAATCTCCAGGCGTAGCGCACGCGGGAGCCAGTCCATCCGGCGGAGCCCGTCAATGATCCGACCACGGATGAGATGGTTTGCGTAGGTCGCAAACTTGGTGCCTCTGCGCGGGCGGTATCGACGAGCGGCTTCGGCCAGGCCCACGAATCCCCAGGCGACGAGCTCGTCGCGGTCGATGCAACTGGGGAGGCTCGATGAGTGTGCTATCCGATTTGCGTAGGCCTCGACGAGCCCCAGGTGTTGCTCTATCAGGTGCTGCCGATCAAGAGGGGGTTGTGCGGCCATTCAACCCCCAGGCGGTACGATCTTGGGCTTGTTCATATCGTCGACAGCTACCTTGCGGAACTCCTCGAACCGCTCGACCGCCTCGAAAATCGTCTCGGCCTTGATCGAGAAGCAGATGGGGCGGCTGAACTTGTTCCCGTTCGGGAGAATGCCGGTCACCGGAGCGTAGCCCAAGAACGTCAACTGCTCGACGCCGGGATGCAGGTCCTCTCGTCGCGTGCCTGGCCACTGGACGTATTTGAGCACCTTCACCTTCCGCTTGGGCCCTATCTGATAGTCCTTCGCCTCGAAGATAACCGGGGGTGGCGGGTTCTTGGCAATCATGCCTCTCTCCTTGTGACTGTGAGCTCTACGCGCGGGTACTCGCGATCCAGCTCGAACTGCGGCTCTCCGCGCTTCAGATGACACCAGTCATCGTCGACGAGTAGGCCGGCATCGACCAGGCCATCGTAGGCCGGCTTAAGCATGGCCATATAGTTGTCCGGATCACGGCGGCGGTCCACCCGGCAGAAGAAGGTGGCCGAGACGCTGGCCAGTGGCCAGGGAGCGCTGTCGATGGCCGCCTCTTGAGCTGCTTCCCGGGCAAGCCTGCGGAGCTTCTTCGCGGCTGCAGCCTTCTTGTAGCGCCCCCGCATGGTTGCCGGCGGCCGGTTGGGTGACAGCACCCGGGCCGGCATTGGCAGCACCACGAAGACCGTTTCACTTACCGTCATTGACGTAGCCCCGGAGGCACCGAACCTCTTCGACCCCATCGATGGTGCGCCGGAGGGTGCCCGTCTCGATGGCCGTAGCGGCCAGGCCGACAACTCGGTAATCGTAGACTTTCAGGGCGCGGTCTACGATGTCTTGCAGCGTGGCTACTGCCTGGTGAGCGCCATCGTCTAGCGTTGTCCTTCCAGTCGGGTCTGCGTCCATCCATTCGTTAGCGATCCCGGCCGCCCATTCGACGTAATCCGGAACAGTGGCGAGCTTGTCGCTCAGCCCCTCCTTGACGAGCTCCCATCGGCTGCGAACGCCTTTCATCACCGCTCCTCCGTCAGGCAATCGAGGGCCCTGGAGGCAACTGCGCCGCAACCTCCCAGTTCCACAAGGGGGGTTGTGTCTGGGTATTTCTTGTTGAATTCCTCCTCTGTGATGCCCACGTAATTAGCAATTGTTCGCAGGGCGGCGACGATTCTTCTGTATTGAGTATTACTCAACACCTTGGGTCGATCTTCCTCGTAAGCCTCCAAGGCCCTCATTACCACCTGATCTAGATGGTGCCGCGAGGGCTCGCCCTCTGCTCTCAGCACTTGGTAGGCACGGATCTGTGCCCTCCTTAGACTGCTTTGCGGTAGCGGGAAAATCATGCTTGCTCCTCCGTCGTCATGTTCAGCCCGAACGGCGGGCAGAAGTAGTAGGTGGTCCGGTTCCTGACGAGCTGCACAATGTACTCGCCGTCCAGTAGGTTCTTGATGATGTCATCCCTCATCCGGAGGGAGAGGGGTCGGGTCTGTCGCGTGAGGTCCCGGCGCTTCATGCCCTTCGGGCCGGCGTCACGTACTAGCTTGTGAATCTTCTTGGCCCAGCGCTCGTTCTCGGAGTCGGCAATGCAAAGCGAGGTCGCACGGACGAACTCAGAGGTCACGTACTGCACCAGGGCGCACGCATAGGTCGCGTGCTCGAGGGTGATCCTGGCGCTCAAGGCTGTCATGCAGTCACAGCCGGCCAGGATCAGCCCTACCTGCCGTGCGTGCTCGCCGGCCCGAACCCAGAGCGGATGATAGGGCTCCCCGTTTCTGCGGCAAACCCGGGCCTTCCGGCGGCAGTCGTTCTCGAACTCCTGGAAGGCCCTGTTGGCGGACTTGTCGGTCGGCACGACCGTAGGGTAGACGCCGGTAAACTGCCGGATGTCCCCGGTGCCCTCCGGCGGGTCCGGTTGGAACTGGTCCCAGTATTGCGACCGCTCAATTAGTGGTGCCGGGATGGCCGAGAGCTTGCTGCCCTCGTAGTTGACAGGCGGGTCATCGTCCGTCACGCGAAATACGAGGAACCGCCCAAGCAGCCCGCTCTCGATCTCTGCGGAGGTCACACCGCTATAGAACTTGCCCGGCGTTGTTGTCCCGTAGATACACACGTGTGGCTGTTCAATGTCAGTCCGGTCCTCCTCGGAGTACTCCTTGCCCAGCAAAATCGTCCGGGCGCTGCCGGTCATCTGCATCAGGTAGGGCACGATGCCGCGGCGGTGCCCGCTGGCCCGCTGATCCATCATGCTTGCCAGTAGGTGCCCGATCTCATCCCAGCAGAACAGTACCGACGGGTGCCGCTTCAGCCTTGATCGCACGGCGCTATCGCTTGTGACCTCTTCGCCCCCGAGCAGTCGTTCGATGATTGCGGCCTCGATACAGAGGCGCTTGGTTACCTGCCTCGAGTGCTCCTTGCCGCACCCGCTCTCTCCAACCCCCAAGCAGAAGAGGTTTGTCCGGAGCCCCCACTCGTCTTGAATCTTCCGGCCGAAAAGCGCTCCGCAATAGGCCAGCGCGTTCCCTAGCGCCAGCAGCGGTTGCACCTTGCGGGCAGTCTTGTTGATGTAGGAGACAAGATCCCCCAGCAACCCCGGCGGGTACAAGATTAGCTCCGGCGGTGGCGTGGCCCCCAGGGCCAGCGACTCCGGCTCCGGCGCTGAGACGACCATCGGGGCAGGCGAGGGGGCCTGCGCCGACCGAATCAGCGCGTCGGCCTGATCCCGTGCGTGCCCAATCATGGCTGCATCGGCTTGGTGCATCTCCTGCAGCAGCCATCCGTGAGGCTTCTGCTTCTCCTTGCGGCCTTCTTTGATCTTCCGGAGGAACTCCCTCCTCTCAGCCGGGACGCTCAGGTCCCAAGGCGGAGAGCACCGCGGATTGTACTCCTCCGTGAGGAGTTGGTAGGCCGTGGAGTCATCGAGCTCGAAACCGTGAACCATCGCCGTGCAGGCCCACAGGAGCCGGGCGTGCCCGCCCTGGCCCTGTATTGCGGGCTCGCACTGCTGAAGGTAGGCCCGGGCCCGCTCCTCGACCGCAGAGTCAAGCGGCCGGGAGCTCGGCGAGGGCGGCGGCGGGGGAGGCGGGGCCTCGGCCTTCGGGCGACTGGCCAGCTCCTCAATGGCCCACTCCGGCATTTCCGCCAGCGGCGTCCCTTCGTTGACCCACTTGTAGGTGTTCCCCGTCTCGTGGACGGAGGGCGCGACACAGATGTAGCCCTTGTCGTTGCCGCGGGTGTCGATCCCCCGGCCGATCTTGGACTCGCTGTTGCCGACCCGGGGGTCCGGCTTGAACAGGAGGTGTAGGCCGTCGCCCCCGGTTTGCTGCTTGAGGGTCGGTGGGAAGGGCCCGTGTTTGCTGACTAGCTCGTTGTAGGTCTTATCCCCATTGTGCTTGGGGTCGATGTCCACAACGCAGAAGGTTCGCTCCCCACAGGGAATTCCGATGTTGGCCTCAGGCCATCGCTCCCACCACTCCCGTATCTGGCCGAGGTTGGTAGTGGCTTTGTGGAATCCGCCGGCCATGATTGGCTTCTTCCCGTAGGGCTTGAGCGGAAAGACCGGCCAGCCTCGGCTAGCGTATTCTAGAGCTGCTTCAAGATGCGACATGCTTACCCTTCGCTACAGGCGCAAGGTCATGCGCGGTGATTTCTTTGTACTTCCCCTTTTGGACAACAGTAATGCTGCGGGTGATCTCCCTGAGCTGGTTGGCCAGGAACATGTTTTCCATTGCGGCGTCGACTGTGGGGGCTGGACTGCCGAAGCGCTTTATCCACCACCGCCGGGCCTTCTCGCCGGCAAAGCCGGGATGGTCGAGGCATATCCACTCCCTCGCTATCAAGAGGCCGCAACGATACTCAACCCTCAGGCTGTCCGGCATCCCGGACTTGACATGCCGGTGAACCCGGACATCCTCGACTGTGAGGTCCTCGGGCTCCCCGGATAGGATGTTCCGATTGCTGGCCTTGATCGCGTGCAGGCGCCTCTCGCGCTCCTCCGCCTCGGCCGCCTCAATCTCCTGAGGCGGGATTCTCCAGCCACAGTGAGGGCATACCCGAATCTGCCGGCTGAAGACATTGCCGCACTGCCGGCAGTCGAAGAGCGGAACCTCCCCGGCGTCGATACAATCCACGGGCCCGTGTTCGTCGATGCAGTGGGCATAGTCGAGGATGAGGCAGTCTTCCTTGTCGGGGTGAACCCGGAGGCCGCGGCCGACCATCTGAACGTAAAGCCCCTTGGAGAGCGTCGGGCGCAGCAGCACAATGCAATCGACCTGCTTGGCGTTGAACCCCTCGGTGTAGACGTTCACGTTGCAAATCGCGTGGAGCCGACCCTCCTTGAATGCCCGGGCGACGGCATCCCGCTTCTTGCGCGGCGTGCTGGCTGTGATATACGGCGCGTTGATTCCGTAGAGCTGAAGCTCCTTGCTGACCTTCCGGCAATGCTCAACGTCAACACAGAAGAAGATCATGTGTCGGCGGTCGTAAAGCCGGATGTTCTGTACTGAGTCATGCACCGCCTGGCTTACGATTTCATCCCGGTCTACCGCCTTAGACAGGCTGTTGACGATGTAGTCTCCGCCGTTGTTCCTCCGGACCTCGGAGAGATCGGGTTGGTGCTCCCCGCGGCGACTCCACAGTTTGCAGAGGAACCCGTCTCGGATCAGGCTGTGGATGTGAGCTTCGTAGCAGACTTCCTGCAGGATGTGGTCTTTGTGGCAGAGAGGCCCAGTCATCCGGAACGGGGTGGCCGTGAAGCCGATGATGAGCACGCCCGGGTTCTGAAGCCTCTGCATATCAATGAAGGTGCGGTACTTCCCCTCCCCGCTTGGCGGTATCCTGTGGGCTTCGTCGACAATGATAATGTCGAACGACGTGAACTCACCGCCCCGCTTGTAGACGCTATCGATGCTGGCGTAGAGGATGCTGTTCTCGGTGTCTCTCCTCTTGAGCCCGGCCGCGTAGATGCCGATGTCCGCGCCCGGCCAAACCTCAGCCAGCTCGCTACTGTTCTGTGCGACGAGCTCCTTGCGGTGCGCCAAGATCGCGACCCGGAGCGGCGGGTAGTCATCCTTCCATCGTTGGATTGCCCAAGCCATCAGGACGGACTTCCCGCCGCCCGTTGGGATCACGACGCAGGGATTGGTTTCCTTGTTGCAGACATGCTCGTGCAGAGCTTCCAGCGCGTCCTCTTGGTAGGGGCGAGGCTGGAGATTCGGTCGGCCAGAGGGAAGAGGGAGGGTAGCCTGAGTCATTAATCTCTCACCACTACACGCGCTTCCCCCCTCACGAAGCATCCATGAACAAATACGACTTGCCCCTTTTTCTTGGTGTATCGGTCTGCGTTGAGCAATCGGAAATGTCCGCTTCGGTAGTGAGGCGTAATGCCCCCGGAAGATTTGACTTCCCGGGAGATCACCACCGTCTTCGCCTTCTGAGTTTTGTCCCATTTTCCCTTACGCAAGTCAGATGGAATCCCGTGCCGAATACAGCCGGGAAAGCAAGAAGCGTACAGTCCAAAGCCGGCCACAAGTTTTGATGCGTAACGAACTTGGTCTATTACCGCTGACGAGGAATCCGTCAGGTATTCGAGCGGCTTACTTAACCCACCGACGGGAAGTATCACGGAACCCCACATGCAGGCACCATGCCCTGATGTTAAAAAGATGCCGGGCCTATTTGGGTTTGACGAGTTGCCCATGAACGTCCCCAGGAAGGATCTCAATCCTTGCCCTATCGGGAAGTGTAAGGCAAAGCGATTAGTGAGGATGTTGCACGCACGGTAAATCTGATTTGCGCCCAGCTCCTTCGGGCAGGACACCAACCAGTCGCAAAAGTCACGACTGGGCATGAAGTAATGAATGCAGTTTCCTAGAAACATATCGGCCTGGAGCATCAAGCCGAAAGCCCTTGCCTGTGCATCCTCATCACGAATGTGCTGCCAAAACCTCTCATTTGTTTTGTTTCTAACCAACGTTTTGCAAAGCGCCGAGACTGAAACCCCTGCGGATTTCGCCTCCTCCTTCAGATCCGATAGGCGCATTTTCGTATATGAGCTCACCTAACTACCTCCCCTCTGATCTTCTGCTTGATGTGTTTGATCCGCTCCCCGTCTTTCCCGTGCAGCGCAGACTTCGGGGTCTTGGTCAGCTCCACGCTGGAGAACTGCCCGTCCTCGAGGTTGCTGCCGTTGCGCCAAGTCGAATTGTCGGCCTCGTTCATGTACTCAATGAACATGCTCTCGTCGGGGTTCTTGCCGGCGTCGACGCACTTCGCAAAGGTGATAATCCCGGGAGCCCAAAGATGCTGCTGGCAGGCCCGGGACTGGTCGATGGCGCTCAGTCGCTTCTGGTTGAGCTCACACCACCAAGCGCCCTCGGCTATGGGCTCGGAGTGAGCGCAAGACCGGCAGGAGACAACGCACGGCGCGGCCACGCCGGCCGGGTTCCCATGACAAAGTGAGATCATCGCACAGTACTTACAGACGGGAGCATCGGGGCCCTCGCCCGCCCTCAGGGGAGGCTGGCCAGCCTTGACAATCCGGTCGGCCCGCTCCAAGAGGCTATCGGCGAACTCCCGGTCGAGCTTGACGCGCTCGGCGTAGAGGTCCTCGGTGTTCTTGTTGATGGCGAGATAGAGCGCTCGCTCCATCCCGCTCTTTCTCATGTAGACCTGCATCTGAGCGTAGTGCTTCGGCTTCGACTGCTGGACGCCTCGGCGCTTGAGGTCACCGAATGACTTAGCGTTGTGAGTCTTGAACTCCACAACATGCCAAGTCTTCGGAGCCTCGAGAACACCCAAGGCGCAACCGTCCATGTGCCCGCCGCCGTGACCGTCGGCAAAGCTGATCGCGAATTGCTCGCCTGTCTCAGGGTCTACTGGATGGACTTCACAGCCGATATCCCGGAGGTCATTGACCATCCGGAGCTCTTCCTTGTCGCCGTGATCGAAGAGCCGGTAGATGCGGCCGGGGAACTCCTCTCGGCCGCACCACCGGAACTGATACCACAGGAAGCGGCTGCACTCATGACCAATGCTGCTGGCACCCAGGTAGGTCCTGGGTGCCTCAGCATCTCCGCGCTTCTTCCAAGCGTCGTAGATTGCTTGGACTGTCTTGGATTGCTGGGGGAGGAACTGCTCGAGGTTCCCCACAGCGCACCTACGATACTCTCAGGTAGGTGCCCCTCTCGAGGAGCCGGCAGCCGTCGACCTTCTCGCCAGCTTCCAGCTTGGCCCGGATAGCATCGGTGTTGACCTTGTAGCTGGCCGGGACCTCTGTGCGGAACTCCTCGGGTAAATCCTGCGGCTGGACGTTGCACTCGACGGGCGTCTTGCCCCCGGCTTTGGATACCGTAACCTTGAAGCGGAGGGTGTCGACTGTCTTGACCTTCCGGAACTCGAGGATGGTCTTCAGGTGCTCCTTCAGCTTCTTGGCCTTGTTCTCGTCGGCGGTTGCTTTCTTCTTCAGGCGGTCGCCTTCCTTCTTGCGGGCGTCCGACCGCGCGAGCAGGGTCTGAATGTAGGCCGCGTAGTTGTCGACCTTGGTTTCGAGGTTCTCCTGGACCTCTTCGGCCCACGCCGCCAGGGCGGCCTGAGCCTCCGGGCTCTCGATGTCCGCTACGTCCAGCAGGTCATCGAGGGCCTGCATGTCCTGACTGATCTCAAACAGGGTCTGTTTCGCCACAGCTTCGTCTCCTCATTGTTCGCTGCCAAGAGAGAGTGGGGCGGCAGCTCGCCGGGAAGAAGGCCGTTCCGACCGGTCTGCTGCCGCCCCACGGGAGGGGCGTCTACTTCCGCTTCCAGGGCGGAAGGCTTGCGGGAGCTGCCTGAGTCGCAGCCGGAGCATTGGCAGTCGGGGCGGCCGGGGCCGCGGCAGGCTGGCCAGTGTTGGCTGCGTTCTCGGGAGCCTTGTAGCCTTTGACTTCGTTCTGAACGCCGAACCCGTCACTGTTCTTGACTGTGGCCTTGATCTGCACCACCTTGTTGAGGATGTCGGAGCTGTCCTTGATGTTCATCACGCCGGCCGCGTGCCCCAGCGCGGACAGCTCGCGTATACCGATTTTCTCGGCCTGGCTGTTGGGGTTGCGGAGGGTGATGTTGGCGAACACCTTGCGGCCCTTGAACTGCTCGGGGCTCATCACGGAGAACCGCACCTTCATGTAGAATGCGGGGGTGGTCGGGGTATTCGACTTCGCCGCCTTGACTGCGGACTCATCGACTATCGCCGTGTACCAACCGGCCGGGAGTGCCTCGAAAGCCTGCGCGGGGTCGACCTCGCCGCAGTTGAACTCGTGGCCACCGTAAACGTCCTGAATGTCTCCCATCGTTCTTCCTTTCCTTTTCTGCTGCCGAGACTACTTCTTCGTGCCCTGAGCCTTCTTCGGTTGCGCGGCCTGAGCCAGTGCGTTGCTGAGGGCGTCCCAAGAGAGCGGGAGCTCGTAAGGGAGCTTGCCCCACTCGCCGCGGCCACCGCCGGGGTGCGCCGGACGTTCCTGGGTGTACATGAAGGGCTGGCCGTTGCCGGTATCCACGGCCCGGTTCTGCTTCTTGTTGAAGCCGGCGTCATCCTTCCGCACGATGGTCTTGTGCTGGATGAAGAGAACGCCATCGGCCCAGCGGGTGAGGAGCGCCGTGGCGTGCCTGTGGAGCTCTGCGCTGTAGCGGTCGTAGGGCTCGCACGCGGGGTCGTTGAACTTCTCCACCTTCACGTGCCCGATCAGGATGATCTGCATCCCGATGTCATTCCTCAGGGCGTCCAGCCCCTCGAGCAGCTCCCGCCACTGCTTGAGGCATTCGTGGAAGCCCTTGCCGTAGCCGCCGCCGACCTTCTCGATGGAGTCGACGCCGCCGTTGATCCGGCAGGTTTCGTCCCAGATGATCGGCTCTAGCGCCGACGCCGAGTCGATCACGAACGTCTTGTACTTGTGGTCGCCGGAGTAGAGCGTGCCGATGGCCTCGATGACATCCGGGAACTTCTTCGCGACGGGGAACGCCGGAACGTCCAGCGCGTCAATCCCCTCTTCGCCGTTCACCGGCAGGAAAATCGGGGAGTCTGACTCCCCTGCGAAAGTCGACTTACCGACTTTCGCCCTGCCGAGGACCAACATCCTCCGTGGTCGGTCCTGCTTCGCGCTCTTGATGCTGCCAAGGTCAAAAGACATAGACCCTCCCTCTTACTGCGAGTCCCCGCTGAAGAGACTCTGTGCTACCTGGCGATTCCAGTATCTCCGGCCCCCGATCCAGCGATCGGGTATCTGCCGGAGGTCAACCGAATTTGTCTTCCGCTCGCGTGCCGGCCCGTCCTTCAGGATGCGGTACACGGTCGGCACGGAGATGCGGAATAGCTCCGCCAGCTCCCGGACGTTGAGCCAGTCCTTCTCCGCTGTCTCAGTTTCCATGTCTCCCCTTTCTATGCGCGAGGCTATTGAGCCTTTCTGAGAGTAGTATATCAGACGCTCTCAGGAGCGCAAGGGCAAAATTCTGGGAAATCCGGGCTAGAGTCCGAGGGCTCGCTCGGCTCTCCGGACCAGCTTGCCGAAGGGGGTCAGCTTTAAACCCCTATACATCCTCGTTGTCTTGAACCTGGAGCCCTTTGCAGCAGCCCTCATTGTTGTCTTGAACCTGGAGCCCTTTACAGCAGCCCTCATTAAGGCCCTGACGGCGTGCTTGTCGAGGTCGAATTCCGGGTTCTTCTTGAGTCTGCCCTTGATTTCGGCCAGGCGCTGCAGGTAGAGCTCCTCAGGTTCACCCTTGCGCTGGGCCACAGACAGCCTCAGGAGGTCTTTACCTGCCGCCTGCTGGTCTGCCTTGCGTCGGGCATCGATCTCTCCCTGAGAGAGCCTGAGTGCGTAGTATGCCTGCATTACGTCATCGTCGGCCGATGTCGTGCGGACTCGCTTATCCAGTAGCAGATCAAACAACTGCATCCGCTCTTCGGCATTGGCTAGGTGGAACACTCTGACAGCGTCCTCAAGGCTCAAGCGCTTGAACGAAGACTGCAGCTGGGTGAGCTTTGACTCTCGCTGGATGTCCTTAATCTGGTCGGAAGTGAAACCACTGAGGTCAACCTTCTGGCCGGAGCGCAATCCACGTATCGCCTGAGTCCGACGCCGGTAATATTCAGCCTTCTCCTTCGAACGGGAGCCCCGGGAGCGCTTGCTGGCCGCAATTTCACTGAGCAGCTTACGGGCGGGTGTTTCGGTAATGTATTTCGGAGCCGACGTAATCCCGGAAGCACCTTGCAGGAATGCCTGAGTCCTGGATTCGCCAGCCTCTCGGAATCGGAAGTAGTTCCGCACGCTGAAGGGGATAAACGACTCCCCTATATGGCTGGCCATGTCAATGAGCTGTTGGGGTAAGGGATCTTTCACGTCTCGGATTTCGGTCCCGTAGTAATCCTCATTCGAAATGAGGTCTGCAATGGTGCCCCACAAGGGATGCAATTTGTGCTTAAGCGTGGTCCATGGTCGAGTGAACCAAGAAAAAATGTCTCGAGAGTAGGTCGGCAGCCCCAGCCGCTCCGCTGTCCCATCAGGGTTGACATTCCCGGTCTTGGGGAAGTAGTAATCTTTCAGCCGCTCCGACAGGGTATCCTCTTCGTCATCATCGTCCCAGGGCCACAGGCCGGTTAGCAGGTAGGTTATTAGGGCCCCCTGGAGCGCGTAACTTATACCTGCGCCAACAGCGTACCCCATCCGACGGGTAATGATATCATCACCCCGAAGAATACGAGCCGGGGTCGAGGGTAGATCAACGAACAAAGCTCCGCCAAATTCACGAAGCGAGCCAAGGTTCCATCCAGCCGAACGCAAAACCAGCATGGATGCTTCCTTCAACATCCGATGCCAGTTCAGATTGTCGTAGGTCATCTGCCCCATGCGGTTATCCACCGAGGACCAGGCAGACATGAGCTCGCCTTGGCGCCGGGCGTCCGACCATCCCTTCCGCTCGGCCTCCGCATAGATGTCCTTGGCCAGCAACTGGAAGCAGCCCAGCTTGAGTGCCGGCACCTGATACTGCATGATCGGCCAGGCAGCCAGCTCTATAGCACCGAAGATCGTCTGGAACGGCAGCTTAACCGCCGCTGTTGCCTTGTTGCCAGCGCCCTCGACGGTGAGCTCCCGCATGGTCGTTGTCAAACCCTGCAGCATCTGATTGTGGTACATGGGGTCCATCTTGGCCCGGCCGCCGGCCTGGACTAGCGCCTCCACCATCTCCCGCATCTGAGGGTCTGCAATCTCGTTCAGCGGAGTCTGCACGGCCTTGAGGAGCTTGCGGCCGGCCATGAGGGCCGTTCCGGGGGCGAGGGGAGACTGCACTACGTTCTTCAGACCCTTACTAAGCTGCAGTCGGAATAGCTGCTGGAACCCCAGGCCCATCTGGGTATTGATAGCATCTGTCGAGACGTTGATCGCATGGAACCCGCTCAGCGCCAGACTTGCTTGGTTCATCGCAGCGCCGACAAACCTGAGCCATTCGTAGGTAGAGCCCACCGCTGCAATCTTGTACCCGCGGAATCCTGGAGACAGGTAGTTCTCCAGTATTGTCCCAACCTCAGCCGGAACGTACCACCGGCCAAGGTTGAGCACTCCGGGCAACTTATGAGTAGTGGATGCCGTCCCCAGAACAACAGATCGATTGAGATGCAACAGGGGCTTGAGCCGTTCGTGAGCACTGAGGAACTCTTTCCACGCCTTCGTGATCTCAGGCGCCACGCGCTCCATTTTCTCGGGAGCCGCCAGCCAAGCCTCGAGAATGACAGCCTCCTTCTCCGCCTGCTTCATAAGATAGCGCAGGCGAGCCTCGCTAATTTGCCCGTCGTGCCCCTCAGCGCGCAGTCTGGCCAGTGCGCGGAATTCACGGTCGATGTTGCCTCGCTTCTTCTGGGCGTCCGACTTACTGCGCTGCCCCTTGTACTTGCCTTTCTCGATGACCTTGCCCTGTGTATGCTCCCCGGTCCTCATGTACTCATAGAGGCCAAAGATGTCCCCAATCTGGTGCCCCAACTCGTGCCCCAGCACGCTCAACGGCCCCGCAAACTTGGTCTTGATCCGGGGTTGGCCGGTCATCGACAGGCCCCAGAGATTCGGCCGGCCAAGGGTCGCCATGCGCTCGTGGGTAATCCCCAGCGAGGCCAAGACCCCTTTGAGTTGATCGGCAAGCAGTTGGTCGTAGGCTTCCTGCACCGATATCTCTGGCGAAGCTACCACCTGAGTCGAGGGATCATCAACAGCCACCCACCCTGCCGGGGCGTAGGATTTGGTCAGGGACGCAGCCACGAACCGAGCCAGCCCCCGCGCTTTGAGCTGCTGCACGATTTGATGGTCGGCCAGGTGCCGGTGCACCTGATGCAGGTGCATGGCGACGATCAGCAGCGGGTTCCAGTGGGCCAGCTCAAGGTCCGGGTTGGACTCCATTGCCTCCTTGACGGTGAGGTATTTCCGCTGCTTCAAGAAGCCGGACGGTTTCAGGTGACGCTTCGACAGCGCGGCGACGATGGGGTCGCGAGCCTTGCGGGCATCCTTGAATAGGTGCGGGAAGTAGTTCTCGTAAAACTCCTGCAGTTTCCCGATGGCTTGCAGTTGCGTCCGTCCTTCGTCCAGCAGATTCCTCAGCGTATCCGCCAGGACCTGCAACTCGGGAATGTCGAGCGACTGGCCGGTTTCTATGGCATGAACGAAGTCGGCTACCTCGGCATTGGTCATCTTGCGGAATTTGATGCTGCTGGCCTTCTCTGCGTCATGCAGGAGCTTGGCAACGACAAGGTCCTTCCGGTGCATCTCCGCAACGGACGCAGCCTTGATCTTAGCTACCTGCAGTGCGGGGGCGTCCTCCTGGCCGGGGAGCGCGACTCCGCGATGGGCCGGAGACAACAAATGCAGTATGCCATCCACCAAGGTATTCGTCTTCATGGCTCGCTTGAATCGAGCTCCGAGCGTCTCTTCAGCTTCGCCTGGTGCGGCAGGTTCCGACACGGGCGGAGTTTTTCGCCCCCTCGACTTGGTCTTGGGGCGGTCGTCCTGGATCGCGTCGGGATTCCGGGGAAGGACATTCAGAGACGAAGTGACAGCCGCTGCCATCGCGTTGCCGCTGGCGCCCCCGCCGGGTTCCTTCTGATCCTGCTTCTGATCGAACAGGTCGCCCTGCCCCCCGGACGCCTGCTCCTGCAGCTCCTTGACGAGCTCCGGGTC